CATCCAATCGGCGGCGGCATTCCAGGGCAAGCTGGCCGAGGTCAGCGAGACGGCGAAAACCGTCGACATGCCCGCCGCACCGAAAGCCGCCGCGCAGAATCTCAATGTGTTCAGTGCTTCCATGGAAAAGGTTTCGGCCGCCGTGGATGCCGCGCTGCTGCCGGCGGTCGGCACGCTGGTGGTTGCGCTTGAGCCGATGCTGACCCAGGTCGGCAGCCTGCTCAACGACAACCCGAAACTGGTCGAAGGATTGGCGGCGGGAGCGATTGCGTTCTCGGCCATGCAAACCGCCGTGACCGGCGCGACCCAGGTATTCGACCTGATGAGCATGGTGCTCAAGACCAGTCCGATCATGCTGATCGCCATGGGCATTGCCGTAGCGGCAGGTTTGATCGTGGCCAACTGGACGCCGATTTCCGCTTTCTTCACAGGGTTATGGGAGGCGGTGAAAAACGCGGCGGCCAATGCCATGGCGTTGTTGCGATCGGTGCTCGACTGGCGACCGCTGGATGCGCTAGCGGGGTTGTGGCAACCGGTCAGTGGATTTTTCTCGGCGATCTGGGACAAGGTCAAAGCGGTCACCGCGCCGGTGATCGACTTCTTCAAGGCGCTGTTCTCGTGGACGCCGTACGGCATGATCCTCGATAACTGGGGGCCGTTGACCGGATTGTTTTCGGCGATCTGGGAATTGCTCAAGGCCTTGAGCGTACCGGTGATGACGTTCCTCAGGGGCCTGTTCGACTTCTCGCCAATGGAGATGATCAACAGTGCCTGGGGCGGTGTCGTCGGTTTCTTCGAGCCGATGTGGACCAGGCTGCAAGCGGCAGCGCAGATCACCAGCGACGTCCTGCGTACGTTGTTCGATTTCTTTCCGATGGAGATGATCGCCAGTGCCTGGGGCGGTGTCGTCACCTTCTTCGAACCAATCTGGGCCGCGCTGCAAGCGTCGGTGCAACAGGTCAAAGGCTTCTTCACGGGCCTGTTCGAATGGTCGCCACTGGACCAGATCGCGATGTACTGGCAGCCGGTCAGCGAAGTGTTTTCGGCGCTGTGGGGCGTGGTCCAGGCACTGGCCGCGCCGATGCTGGACTTCCTGCACAACCTGTTCGAGTGGAAACCGTTGGAGCAGATCATCAAGCACTGGGGGCCGATCACCGAGTGGTTCGGCGAGTTGTGGCAGAAGCTGCAAACCGTGATCGCGCCGATCAAGGAACTGTTCGACGGTGGCTTCGCCGGCTTGATCGCCAACGTCACCGGCAAAGTCGAAACCCTGACCCAAGCACAGCGTCAGACCAATGCCGAAGGCAAGGGCGAATTGGCACCAGCATTCTTCGGTGCAGGCCCTGCACCAGCGGCCAGCAATGCGTCGCAGGGCTCGTTGCCACAAACCTCCAGCGCCCTGATCCAGCAAAGTGCCGCCAACAATCGCACGCAACTCGAAGGCGGCCTGACCGTGCGCTTCGAAAACGCGCCGGCCGGGCTGCGCACCGATCAACCGCAAACCAATCAACCGGGGCTGTCGCTCAATTCGCGCATCGGCTATCGCTCGTTGTCTCTGGGAGGTTCCAATGAACTGGCGTGACCGTTTGTTGCCGGCATCCTTTCGCGGTGTCGGTTTTTGGGTCGATCAGGCGAAAACCCCGGTCGGCCACAAGGGCCAGTTGCACGAGTATCCGCAACGTGACCAGCCGTTTTTCGAGGGCCTTGGCCAGCAGGCGAAGATCCACGACCTGACGGCATTCATTGTCGGCGCCGATTGCCTGGAGCAGCGCGACAAGCTGCTCAAGGCGTTGGAGCAGGGCAGTGGTGAACTGGTCCATCCGTGGTTGGGGCGGATGCAAGTCAAGGTCGGTGAATGCGACATGACACAGACCCGCCAGGACGGCGGGCTGGTGACTTTCGCCCTGAAGTTCTACCCCGATCAACCGCTGCAATTTCCGACGGCCACGGTCAGCACGCAAAAGCTGCTGCTGTCTTCGGCGGACACGCTGCTGGGCTCGGCGGTGGCGCGCTTCGAACAGGCCATGACCCTGATCAAGGCCGCACGGATCGGCATCGCCAATCTGCGCAACAGCCTGACCGGGGTCTATGAAGTGATCCAGGAACAGCTCAAACCGTTGATCGAGGAGTACCGGCAGATCAGCGAGCTGGTCAAAGCGGTCAAGGAATTGCCCAAGGAAGTGGTGGCGGAATTCAAGGGCTTGCTCGGCGACATTCAGGAACTCAAGGACTTCGCAAAGGAGGGCTATCGCGGCGTGATTGCCAACGTTTCCCAGCAGATCGAAGCCATCCGCAAGGCCGATGCACCGAAGCTCACCACCGGCAAGGACACCACGGCGGCGGCGCAAGCCATGGCCGATCTGGTGCAGGACACGCTGCTGGTGAAAGTGGCGCAATGGGTCGCGTCGATGCCAGTGGCGTCGACGCCGGTGAAACTGACGTCACAGCCGTCGCTGGATCATCAGACGCTGCAGCCGGTCACCCGTCAGGAAGTGCCGGTCACCGACGATTTGCAGTTGCTGCAAAAGGAGTTGAACGAAGCGATCCAACTGGCACTGAACAAGGCCAGCCCCGCGCACTATCAGGCCATCAACGATCTGAAGCAGAAATTGAATGCGCACCTAAAAGCTGTGGCGTCGTCCGGCGTGCGGCTGGTCAGCAAATCTTTTCAAGAGAGCTTGCCTGCCGTCGTTGTGGCCTATCGGCAATTTGCCGATGCCACGCGGGTCACGGAAGTGACTCAGCGCAACGGTGTTGCCCATCCGTTGTTCCTGCCGCCGAACGATGTGAAAGTTTCCGGGACGTGAACCATGAACGACATGGATAACCGGGTCACCCTGACCGTCGGCGGCCTGGAATACGGTGGCTGGAAAAGCGTGGAAATCACTGCGGATCTGGAGCGCCAGTTCCGCACCTTTAAACTCAACATCACCTGGCAATGGCCGGGGCAGACGGTGGATAAACGGATCCAGCCCGGTGACGCCTGTGAAGTGCGCATCGGCCAGGATCTGGTGCTGACCGGGTATGTGTTCAAGGCCCCGATCAGTTATGACGGACGGCAGATCAGCCTGAACATCGAAGGCAGTTCCTGCACCCAGGATCTGGTGGATTGCGCCGCGACCAACCGCCCGAATCAATGGCATGAGCAATCGCTGTTGAGCATCGTCGAAGCGTTGGCGATCACCTACAAGGTCTTTGTGGTCAGCGAAATTCCCGAAACCGCCCGGCTCAGCAGTCACACCATTGTGCCGGGGGAAACGGTGTTTCAATCCATCGACCGCTTGCTGACCTTGTTCCGGGTGTTTTCTACCGATGATGCCCAGGGCCGGCTGGTGCTGGCCCGGCCTGGCAGTGGTGGCCGGGCCAGCGATGCGCTGGAGTTGGGCAAAAATATTCTGTCGGCCAACGCGCCAATGGATTACAGCCAGGTGTTCTCCGAATACCGGGTAATCGGCCAGCACAAGGGCACCGACAAGAAGAGCGGGGCAGCGGTCAGCGAGGTTGAATCGGTGTCCGCCGACCTGAGCTACAAACGTCGGCGGGTCACGGTGATCAACGAAGGCATGCAGATCAATCCCGATCTCGCCTTGCAACGGGCCAACTGGGAAGCCGCCACCCGCGTGGGCAAGGCGTTGACCACCACTTACCAGGTGCAAGGCTGGCGCCAGTCGAACGGCGACTTGTGGCGCCACAACACGCTGGTCAGGGTCAAGGATCCGGTACTCGGGTTCGATGACGACATGTTGATCTCGAAGGTGACCTACTCGCTGTCGGCGCAAGGCTCGGTCACCACCCTGCAAGTCGCACCGCCGCATACCTTTGACGCCAATCCCGAGCCTCCCAAAAAGGCCTGATCCCGGCACCCGACCCTGTGGGAGCGGGCTTGCCCGCGATGGCGGCGGCACATTCAACATCAAGGTGACTGATACGCCGCTTTCGCAGGCAAGCCAGCTCCCACAAGAGCGGCGGTCGCCTTCAAGGAAAATCCAATGAGCCTACTGACACGCCTCCTGGCGCGCGGCACTGTCGTGCTCGCCAACTCGGCCACCAAGCTTCAATCGCTGCAAATGCGCCTCACCGCCGGCGAAGTGAACGACGACATGGAGCACTTCGAACCCTACGGTTTCACCAGCAATCCGCTGGCCGGCGCCGAAGGTATCGCCACCTTTCTGGGCGGTGATCGCTCCCACGCCATCGTGCTGGTGGTCGCCGACCGTCGCTATCGCCTGCAGTCCCTGGCCGCTGGTGAAGTGGCGATCTACACCGAT